TTATTCCAAAATACTTTTTTTCCTATATAAAATCGTCCGTTTACTTTATTTTTGATTATGTAAACGAACCCGAACCAATCTTCTGGGTAGATTGGATCTGAAGAGATCCATTTAAGTGTCATTATCTGTCTATATTAACGAGTATAGTTGTATCTGTAGTAGGAGATAAAGGCAAAGGTTGAGATAATTTACCTATTGCTAATAAATTTTGTGCCTCATCGTACAATCCTACTGTTGTTACGTAAGGAGAAAAATAAGAACCAGTTGCAAAATCATACAAAGTATCATCACTAGAACCTGTTAAAATAGATGGATTTTGACTAAAACTAAATTCACTTTCTCTTGCAGTACATTTATACTGTGTTTCATAAACAGTTAAAGAAGAAGAGAATGAACAAGTTACATTTGATGAATTGACCATATTAGTTATGATATCTACATCTCCTGATCCATATAAAACAGTGCCATATACTCCATAACCATATCCGTCTGCTGCTGGTGTTGAATCACTTGTTACTACTGCAATACCATGAGGATAAAATATTTGACCACAAATTTTTCCTGTTGATTGAAATATTAAATTACCTTCCCCATCATCATATACTGAACCACTTTCTGCAGACCAAGTAAATGAACCTGGTTGAATATAGTTTCCGTATAATGATACTGGAACTGAAAGAACTCCAATATATGTATCAGACTGTGTTGGTAAATAATGTTCAAAAGTTAGTGTTGTTTGAGGGTAGTTCCAATATCTACCTGCTGATGAAGTTGGACCTACTAAAGCATCACCTGAAGGGTCTGAACCAGGAATTAGGCTGGCAGTATATAATGGGGAACCTAAACTTGCTGTTGAATTTAAGTAATTTGAATAATAAAGCTCCTTAATAGAATTATATACTAATCTTTGGTATTGAGTACTAACTTGTCCTGTTGTAGGATCTGTGTTAGGATCAAATAAAGAAGAAGTAGATAAACCTAAAAATCTATCAATACTTACATTGGAGCCTGTTAAAGCAGCAGCACCTTTATAATAAAAGGATTTATTTAACTCTAGAGGAGTTACAACTATATCTGCTGCTAAAAATTGTTTGAAAGCACCCATTCATTAGAAATCTAATTTAACCCTAACTAAAGCTTCTTTGGTAAAGTTTTTATTTAAAGGTCTAGATAATTTAGCGACAGCTAATAATTCATTAGTATCATTATATAAACCAATAGTAGTAATGTATGTTTGTGGGTTATTGATAAAATCAGAGTATAAAACTTCTCCAGTTGAACCAGAAATAAACGATGGGTTTTCAGAGTAGTTAAATTCTGAACTTCTAGGTCTTACAAATACATAATCTGAAGTAATACTTTCTTGGGAGTTAATTGTAAATCCTGTTGATCCTGAGATTGCATTAAATAAAGCAGTGTTTGGAGATGTATTTGGAGCTGCAGAACCAGTAGATGAACCACTATATTGGAATCCAATACCTCCACTTACAGCAAAATCAGCTAATGCTAATGGATTTAAAATAATAGCTCCAATATCAGGTAATAACCAACCATATGAACCTGAATTTGCTGAGTATCCATCAGTTGTGTTTCTTGAAGTAATAGTAGCTCTTGTTCCTGCTGAGCCAGTAATTAATTGGAATACTCTACCAGCTTCATTAAACTGGACAGAATTTACATAATTGCTATTATCTGTTAAAGAAATAGATCCTGAGCTTCCTGAAATATTTAATGTTAATGATCCTAAGAAAAGAGATTCTTTATAGCATTGTCTTTCTAAAGGTAAAGCAAAGAACTCAGAGGCGGTAATTGCTCCAAATATAAAATTTGTATTTTCGTCTCCAATAACTAAGTCTTGCCACTGGCCATAAATTGTAGAAGAAGGTGATTTACCATCAACTAAATTATTATAGTTAGCACTACCACTACCTACTGAGTTGCCATAAGTAACAGCAAATTGTACTGAAGATGTGGTTGCGGCATCATACACATTTATATAATAATCACCAGAACTACCTCCTGTTTGAGTGGAAGAGGTATAAAAAGAGGTTAATGTTGGAGAATTAGTAGTCCAAGCTGTTGCTGAAATAGCATCAGTGCTTACTACAAAATCATCGGTTGTTAATCTTACAAAAGACATGTTTTATTTATTAAGATACTTTAGTTACAGTTACAGGAATAGTTACACGAGCACCACTATCTCTACCTGTTACAGTTAAAGTGGCTTGTAATTGGGTATTTGAACCAAACAATGTATTAACAGTAGTTGCTGTTAAATTAATTGTAGTTCCTACTACGGTTCTTGATACTGAGGTACCTAAAGTTGTAGTTTGATTTGCTAAATTAAGAGCTTCAACATCAGGAGTATTAACACCAACACCTTGGAAATTACTAAATAATCTTACATCAGAAATAGTAGCAGTATAACCTGCTGTCTCGTAAGTATTACCACCTAAATAATTTAATGTTTGAGGAGTAATTGCTAATGAAGCACCTTGTTTTAAAATAATTGAACTGTAACCTAAATCCAAAATAGGCATTTTAGCAGTACCACGAGGTAAAGTAGATAATTTATATTTCATTACCTGAGTTGCTTGTGGAAATGCTTCTAACAAAGGCATGTTTTCAATAGCTTGACCATAATATGCAGAACCTGATGGGTGGTTTGGATTATAAAGAGTATAATCAATTTCATCATCAGCTAAAGCAAATTGAGTGATTCTAAATTGACCATTTTGTTGAGCGAGTAACTGACGTCCTACATCTGTTAAAATTGCGTCTACTGTTACTACTGTATTGTTTAAATATCCCATGTTGTTATAGTTTTATTATAAATATATTAGATTAGATTCTTTGATGATAAGTCTTGTACAATATTATCGAAATTATTGTCTAAAAGTTGCGATGGATATTCAGGGAGTAAAAATCCTGTGGCTCCAGCAGCATTAACTATTGATGAAGTAGTATTAATAATTACTAAGTTTGGATTCGGAACATATCTTCTAATAGTAAAATAGTCTGGAGGGTAAGATCCAGTGTATGGTCGGTCTAAGAAAAGATAAAGATTAGTAGATACACCTGCTGTATAATCGTGTGATGAACTTATTATAGTCCATACTAAGTTTTCAGAACCAGAAACTCTAAATTCATCATAGGGTAAAATAGTAAATGGTAAAGGATCATTAAATCCAGTTCCATTAATTGGAACTTGTTCATAACTAGAACTTTCAAAACCATAACTATATGGTGGATTACCATTTTCATAAACACTAGCTAATGAAATAGGACCTACAATAGATAAATTGGTAGAAGAAGTTAATACTGATGGAGATGAAGAACCCGTTGTCCAAAAACTAGTTACACTAACTGTACTGGCCCCATTGTTAAAATCAATTGAAGAAAAACTACCGTCTCCTAAAGAACCACTATCTGTATAAACTATTGGAGATATTTCTACTCCTGGTTTATATACAGGGTATTTGTTAGTTCCTCCACTACTACCAGCAGTATTGTACATATACAATATAGGAGTAGTTTCTTGTAAATAAGAATCTATTAAATTATAATAATAAGATGAAGAAATATTACTTGGATTAATAATGTTTCCTAATTCATCTACCATAAATTTAACGTGGATATTATATCCTTTTTTATATTCTGGGTTGGTTGATCCAATCCAGTCAAAATATATAAAATATGATCCTAAACTTCCTACATTAGATAATTGTCCTATAGTACTACCAGTTACTGGAAGTAAATTAAATCCAGGAGATGTAGATCTAGAGCCATTATACCTTGGATTTGTTATACGAGCTGTAGTATAATAAGAATCAGGTACTGTTGCAGGAGTAGCACTTCCACTTAAAATAGCTTGTTCATTTACTGCTGTTATAGCGTTTGATGAAAAATCAACATCAAGGTATTTATTATTTGGTCTTGAAATTAATTCATTATTTTCTAATACAAGAAAACCATCATTAGGATTATTTAAACTTCCAGTAGTAACTACTAAATTAGAACCACTTAATTCACCATCATAAAATTCAGTTTGTGATGATTCGGTAAATGATACTATTCCTAATACAGATGGAGTACTTCCTGTCCAACTTTGAGTAATATTAACAGCTCCGGGATAAGTGTATACAGAGGAAGTTTGTCCTAATAAATTGGGCATTGATCCTCCATTTGAGCCAGTTATAAATCCAGAATCAATTGAACCAATAATTGTTTGATCTTCAACTACATAAGGAACATTAGTTGATCCACTTCCTACCATAGCAAGAGACTCAGAAGTATTAACTTGAGGTACTCTATATCTATTTCTATCAAGTAAAGTATTTTTAATTACAATACCTGAAGCTAAAGATGTTCTAGCTGGGGTCCAGTCTTGAACTATTTTAAATAAGTAATTATTAAAGAATTCAATTAATCTAATATAATCCCATTCTTGGTAGTTATGAGTATATTTTTCAAAGTAACGATTCCTTAAAACATCTAAATCTGGGTAGGTGTCTAAGGAAGAAGATTGGAATCTAGGATCACCAATGTATTCTCCAATATTAAAGTAACCTAAAGATGAATTAATATCTTCATTAATTTCGTTTTGAGGTGAAAAAGCTATTTCAACATAATCAATATCTCTAGTATAACTTTCACTTGCAGCTATTGTTTGTTGAACTGAAACAAATGGAGATAATGTATCAGCATTTGGTATATTAGTGTTGCTACTACTATAAGGTAAAACAATATTTTGTTGTTTTATTTTCTGTGATATAGCATTTTGAATACCTGCTGGTACTTGGTCAAAGTACATTACTTCAGTATTAGAACTAAAGGATGCACTTACAACATCAAAATTACTAAATCCTGATTCAAAGGAAGCTGTTGGAATCCATGAACCTGTTACTTTAGGATGAATAGAGACTGATCCTGTGTATAGTTCTCCACCTAAAGAGGCTCTAAATATTACTTGGTTTGGTCCCTCATCTATTGAATTTCCTTCAACAGAATTAGGATTCATTACATAGGCATCAAAAGCAGATTGAGATAAAGGATAAGCGTAATATCTTAATTCTTGCATAGAACCTGTAAACCATCCTAATCCTGAACCAGATGGAATAGCTCCTAACATTGCAAAGTTACTATTACCTCCACTCCAATTTGCAGTAGATGGTACTACAGAAGCACTAGCTTGGAAACCAATAGTATTTCCATCTTCTCCTTTATAATTTTTATTTTTTGCAATTAATTCAATTTCTGAGCTGCCACTATTTACTAAAACAGACCACCAACCTCCATCATAAAATGGTAAATCAATACTTGCGGTATTAGTTGTATTTGGATAATCAGGATATAAAGTTAAAGTACCATATTGGTAATAAGGAGTAGGAATAGAACCTGAGTATGAACCGGAGGTTAATGATCCGGAATAAGTTAATGATAGTATTACATTAGTGTTATTTAATAATGTAGGGCTACCTAAAAGCGATACTAAGGATTGAGAAGGAGAAGTTGGACCTTGAGTGGTAGTTACTTCTTCAGTTTTAAATCTAAAAGCAAAAGATGAAGGAATATAAGTAACAGAAGTATCCCAAATAGAATTAACATTGTTCCAAACAGCATATGCTTTAGAAGTAGATCCATTAAAATCTAATTTATAATCATACGTGTTTTGCCAATTATCATAAGTACTAGCATTTTTATCTTTACCTCCAAACTCATTGATTCGTAAAATAGTATCAGAAACTCCAAAAGTATTAATTAAAGTTCTTAAACCAGCAACTGTACCTTTTTTCTTTAACAAATAAGGTAAGTTATGGTAAATTCTTTTATATTGTTCTTTGTTAAGATCATCTGTAGGCATCAATGAAGATGTAGATGAAGCAGTAACATAAGTTGTTATATATTCAAGAAAAGATCCTGTTGGTACGGGGTATTGAGTTGTAGTAAATGGTAAATTATATAAACTACCAGACGGTGTAATACCGATTAAGGCTTGATATACGTCATTTGAAGAGAAATTGTTTTGGTAAATATTAATACCAGCATCTCTTAAAACATCGGCTACTAAATCTTTAGAAACACCATAATTTAATCTGTTATCAGCATCAAATTTAGTAGTAATGTTTTGTAAATAAACAAATACATTATCAAACATTTGGCCTACCATTTCAACAAAAAGTTCAAATTGGTAGTTATCTGAATCTTCTTTAATGTATGAAGGAATAGCTAATACTAAAGCATTATTATTTTCTGAATCATAATTTTCAGCTGTTTCTAACTGGGAAGTGAACCATGCTAACCCGGTTACAGAGTTTGTTGTTACATTAGTATATGGAGGAGTGTTTCCTGTTTTTGGCCAACAAGTTGAACCAGATTCATAATATAAGTAATATTCATAACCATCAAATCCAGTAATAATTTCATCAATTTTATTTTGCCAAAGTATATTACTAGATGAAACATAATAGGCACCACTAGAAGAACTATCAGATAAACTAGCACTATAGGTATACTCTTCTAATAATTGTAATTTGTAATAAAAATTTTCTAATCTTGTTTGTGCTGATGAGAAATGAATAAAATTAGAATAATCAGAGTAATCAATATTGATTTTTATACCTTGTTGAGCAAGGATATTATTTAATTGATATTGTAAACTTCCGGTTCCTTGAGCATATGAAGAAGTAGGAGATGTTAGAGATGTATAATTAACGTATGCTGTGGAATTATTTATTTGATTTGAAACTCCTAAATTAAAGTTAGGACCTTTTAAGTAAATATTACTATCAATAACATCAAATATTTGATTAATATCAATATTATAAGCAATAGGTTCTGCTATTTGAGTTACTACCCATAATTGAGAATTTATATCAAATTGGGGAGGTAAAGCTTCATATAATTTAATTAGAATAGTTGGATTATCAATACTTGAAGTATCTAATAAAGCATTATTAGCAATTATAAGTTGATTCTCACCAAAATTTAAATAAAAATCATAATAACTTCCTGTTGAGTTTTGAATATCAGAAATTAATTCTTGAGAAGAAGAAATTACCAATTCATTAGGAATAACAGTTGTATCTAATCTTAATTCAGTCCTATCTGAGCTGATTTGGGATATAAAATAGTTGTTATTAAAAGAAGAAGCTAATAAAGGAGATAAAAAATTATAAACAGTATTAAAGTTTCCCTCATTAAAACCAGCATTAGTTAAATTTTCACCAGGATCTAAAGTTAGATTGTTATCAATTAATCTATAGTCAGGATAATTATTATTTAAATATACTATTTCATTATTTAAATTGTATATAAAATACTCAATTATATCTTTTTTAGAATCAAAAGTAGTACTTATTTCAAAATTTGTAATTAAGGAAGTATCTTGAGATAAGTAATTTTGATATTCAAAAGTTACTGGATTGATAAGTTGTATGTTGATATTTTCAGCCATTTATTATAAACTTCCTGCTATTTGTTGTTGTAAATCAAGATTTTCTTGTCTTAATTGGGTAATTTCATCAATTAATGCTTGTATAGTATCATTATCAGCTTGAGAACTTCCTATATAAGCTGTACTAGTTTTTATAAGGTACTCATGAGAGTTTGTTTCTCCAAATTTAGGTATCTGATAGAATATTTCTTGGTAATTATTAAAAAACTCTGCTACAGAAATTGATGGTATTGATAGTGGAGAAACAGGGGTTGGGTTAACTAATTGAGTAAAAGAAGTGTCAATAACTCTTTCGTATTGAGTTTTACTATAAACTGTTTTATTTAAGTTTATCTGTTCGGCCATTATCCATTAATTACTTTAAAGTAATATTGATTATCAAACACTTGAGTTGTCCCATCTATAGTACTTTGTATCAATATTTTATAATATCTTTCTGGTTGTAAGAAATTCATATATAAATCAAAATAGCTAGAAGTTGCATCTGCATTTAGTTTAGTATATGTGGAATCAAAATCAACTATAAACTCATTAGTTTCTAAATCTTTAATAGCATAATAAGAAGCAGTTGGTAGATAATAATTATTCAAATAAACAGAACTAGTAGTCCAAATTTGAGTTGGGAATTCTGGGCGTGCATTAATTCTGAATCTGTTAATACTTTCACTATAAAATACTCCAGGATTATCTGTTATATTAACTGATGCTGGAAGAGTGTTTAAAATTGTTTGGGTTGAAGATCCTGTATTCCAAGTAAAATCATCCCAACTAAATTGTAAAGCAGGAGGATAAATTGTATTAGTATCAACAGAAAAATATTTTAATTCAGGTTGTACGTCTTTACTGTCAACAAATTCAGAATCTTGTTTTAAAATAAATCCATAATTTGGAAAAATTGGAGATCTAGAAGCAGATGGATACCAAGCATCTATTATACTTGTAACATTTAAATCAATATCTTTATCGGTTCTGTATGTAAAAGTAACTGAAGATGAGTATTCTGATCCTGTATACCAAACACCACCACCAGGCAATACTGAATATGAACCTAATGTCCACGATCCAGTTGTACCTGAGATTCCTAAAGAAGAAGTCCAAGGAATACTTCCTGAATAATCTAACCAATTCCATGAGGTGCCATTTGTAGAAATTGGATCATCTAAATAACGACCCGTTCCCATTCCCCATTCAGCATCAGCAGCAATAGGAAAACACTTTATAGAAGAAGTAAGAGCTAATCCTGTAGCTGTAGCTATAAAACATTGAAGATTTGCTTTCCAACTTCCAGAATCATAAGTACTTTGTGGTATTAAGTTAATTGCTGAAAGTACATCTTCTTGAGCAAATTTAATTAAAAATCTACTTGTTTGAGGATTTGGGTTTGAATAAGCAAAAGTTGTAAGAGTAGCCTCTATAATTTCATCTAACCCTGTGTTCATATTAGGGAACAAAGAGTATATAGTTGCGTCTTTTTCAGGAAATATTTTTATTACTGCCATTTTATTTTAATTATAAAGGTACTACTCTGCCCTGGATGTCTTGATTAGGGTATTTAACTTCAAAAATACTAGGATCTAATGATGGATAAATTACGTTTGCTTGAGTTGCTCCATTTATGTCATAAGCATATTTAGAGTATCCTAAATTTTCTCCTACTAAATTAGAAATATTAATTGTTTTAACAGTTTGAACTCCTTCAATTTTATCTAATAAAACATAAATATCTCTTAAAATAATTGGCTGGTTAATTTGCCAATTATCTACTCTAAAATAATCTTTTAAAGCTACAATACATTTAGTTAATACCTCATTACTATTATAATCAGGTAAAACAATTATATCAAAATTAACCCCAATATTAATAATAAAAGCATCTTTAATATTAACAGAATCATTTACCATTCTATATTGTGATAAGTATGTAGTAACGTTTTGCTTTAAAGCAACGGAGGCATTGGTTAATTGATTACTTACGTTATAAGACAATACATATAAGTCTAAAACGGATTGAGATTCACCGGCTGATATAGATTGGGCTTTAGTTGGTTCAATATAAGCTTTTGAAACAACCCCATATTTAGCAGGCATTGAAAGTGTTCTAACTAAATAGTCATCTTGTGTTACGTTACGTAATTGTGATGCAAAATTAGCAGATGAGTTTTGTCTAATTTCTTCGATTGTATCTCCATCACCACCACCATCAGCTGCTTCAAGATTAGTTACAGCTAAACTATTAAATACAGTTTGAGCAGTAACACTTGTTAAATTTGATTTTAAAAATGTAGCAGTTCCTCCAAAAGTATTTAAAGTATTAGCAGCTACATTAGATTCAACCCCACCACCTGTTAAATATCTTACTGTTAAAGTAGTTTGTGAAGGAGCAATACCATATGTTTTAGTAAACATAAAGTTTGAAGGAGCATAAGCTGTTGTTAATTTATCTTGTTCAAAAGGTAAACCAATACCTACGTTATTTGGGTTAGGAATTATTTCCTCATCAGTATCATTAGCAGTACCAGCACCAAACTGTAATTGTAAAGATCCAGTACTAATAAAACGAGTAGCAAATCTACGTTGAACTTGTTCTAACTTTAATAAATAAGGTGTATCACCTGAATATTGGGAAAGATTAGGGTCGTTTACATTGGTATTTTTAATTGAATTATATACCATTTCTTGACCTAAATAATCAACTTCATACCATTCATTTCCATCAGTATCAGTAATATCTAAAACACCAACAATTTTATTAGCATTAATATTTACTGTTGAAAAAGCAACAGGAGTTCCAAATGAAAACTGAGTTGAATTAATAGTTGCAGATATTGCTTTTCTGTTCTTTTTTAATAAGAAATAAGAAGGATTATTACTTCCATCTACTTGATAAACTGTAACTTCTGTTGGGTCTCCAGAACTTGAAACTGAAAAATCTACTGGGTCTTCTATTAAGAATTTTATAGGAGAATTTAAAGTAGAAGATATAACAGAATTTTCTTTAATAAAAAGAGCATAATCAAAATCAGGAACATAAACGGATCCTGAGAGGATTGATGGGACTTGTTGGTAAAAACTTATATGTGTTGTAGCAACTTGAGTTACATTTGGTTTATAACCAAACATATAAGCCAACTCATACAAATTATTAGGTTGACGAGCGTATTGTAAAAAGTTTTCTTGGATTTGGTTATCCATGTAGAAAGATAATACATCACCTACATAAGCAGCCATTTCCATAAACATCATTCCAGGGGATGTTGGGCTAAAATCCGTATAAGTAGTAGGGAAATAAGTTTTAGCATAGTCAACAAGACTTGCTCTTAATTCTGTAAAATCTTTATTAAGATATTGTATGTTTCTTTTAACAGTCATTAGGTGAAAGTAATATTAATATTATCTGAAATTCCGGTGTTGATTATACTATAAGTTAATTCAACATTTACTTGATTTATATCAGGAATACTGGTGATATCTAGTGTTCCTATTTTTACATTGGGGAAATAGATATTTAGTTTAGACTGTATATCTTGTTTAAGTCCACTTAAGTTATTTTCAGTTATTTGTTGGAAAATAAAAGCTCTTAAACTTGCACCAAAAGTTGGGTTTAAATATCTTTCTGGTTGGTTTGTTAAGAAATAATTAATTAAATTGTTTTTAATTGCTTCTTTTGTAGTATAAGTAGTTTTAAATACTCCAGGAACATTAAAAGGTAATCCAATACCAACACCTGTTCCGGGTTTAGTATCAACAGGAAATATCTTTTTTGCTCCGAATGCCATTATTTATTCATTAAATTCATTATTTGATCTAAACCAACTTGTCCTTCAGGTAAAGCCCCATTAATTGTATCAACGGATTGAGGTTGGAAATTACCAGCATATTGAGATGTTATAGTACCTCCTTTTTGCATTTCACCTAACATACCTGAAAACATATCTCTACGTTCTTGGGCTGTTAACGTTCTTGGATTTTCAATATAAGGTTGGGAGTATGTATCTTGTACAGACTCGTTTACAACTGATTTAGGAGTTTTAACTGCTTCTAAAAGTATATCACGCAACTCCTCTTGGATAGCTTCTTTAACGGCTTCCTTGATGATTTTTTTGAATTCTGATGGTTTCATTGTTTATAAATATTAAAATTAATAAGCTTTTAAATTGTCTTTGTCAATAATGAATTTAAGTTCATTAATTAAAGTTAAAGAGTTTGTAGTAAAAGATAATTCAGTTTGGATTAAAGTAATACCTAGTTGATTTTTACCAACTGCTCTTCGACGGGTTACTGTAGGGGTATAAGGGATTTCTTCAATTTCAATAATAAAGCCCTGGTATGTGGTTTGGTTTTGAGTGGATTGGGCTTGCAATTGAGCATCGGCTATGGAGTTAATACTATCCGAAGTAGGAATAATATTAGGATTTAATTGACATTTATTAATGTATATATCTATAGATTCTATTAATTGCTTTACAGTTAAAATATAAGTTCCTATAATAGAAATAACTAAAGCCGAACCACTTAAAATTCCTTGAGTTTTAGATAATTTAGAATTTCCAAATTTATCAAAAGTAATTTTCCTAATTGCAGTTTGAGCATCATTTAAAGCAGCAGTAACAGCTCCAGGAACTGTAGGTAATAATTTAGCAGCAGTTGAAGTTGCTATAGAAGCAATATCTATAGTTGTTATTATTCCTATAATTAAATTTAAAAAATTAGATACTCCAGTTATTGAATTTCCTAACTGATCTATTTTTACTCCTATATTGTTAAGAGAATTAACTATATTATTTCTTTGAGTAATTAATTCATTTAAAGTAACTTCGTTAGGACATGTATCAGGATCAGGTATGTATTTTTGAATTAAATTTTGTAATGAAGGTTGTATAATTTGGGGAATCTGTGATCCTAAAGTAAATAACAAAGAAGGCAATTTAGCTGTTCCTTTAGGTTTTTGATCCTCAGGAGTAGCATCTTGAATCAAATCAGCATCTACCGTTTTTTGATCGGCTTGAGCTGATTGTTTTTGTGCTTTTGCTAATTCTTCTTGTCTAATTTGTTCTAATTCAATAGGAGTAGCCATTATACTGTATAATTATATTTAGACTTTAAATTATTTAAATTAGCTTGTAAAGCATTTAATGATCCTTGCAATTGTGTTGCTGCTATATTTAAAGGAGTAATAAGAGTTCCTGGTGGGGTTGATACTAAAAAAGCACATACTTGAGAAAATGCTGCTAAATTAGATATTAACTGATTTAATAAGTCTACGGTTTGGTTACCTAATAATAAAGGTTCACTAGCACTTTTAGATCCTATATAAACATTTCCTGATTGTAGGGTTATTGATGGGGAATCAATATTAATTCCTTGAATAGCGTTTAAATTAATAGATTTATTAGAACTTAATAATAAATGATCTTCTGTTGTGTTAAATACTAATCTACCAGAATTTATAATTATTTGTTTTCCAGCGTATTGATTTGGTGATTGTGGAGCGTTGTTTTTATAACTAAAATAATTAGTTGAAGAAGCGTTTAAAGGTATTTTTTGAGTACTTGCTAAATAAATAGAAGAATCATCATTATTAATATCTTCTACAGTAGGTACCCATCCTTCTTCAGTTTGATTACCTTGACCATTTCTAACAATAGTTATAGGATCTCCACTTTCTCCGGTAGAAGACCAATTGTTAGGGGTATTAGGTACGGTAGATCCTATTCGAATACTATTTCCCCATCTACCTTCATATATTGTATCTCCTTCAAAAGGTAAAATAGGATGAATATTAGAACGTTCTTTGAATGTTTTACCTAAAAATACTTCTGTAGATTGGTCTGTTACTCTTCTAACATTTCCTAATTGGGTTTGGAAATAATCTTTTTGTTGAGAAGGGGGAAGATTGTTTGGGTTTGTTGGGAATGCATTATGGTGGGGGTGATTCCACAAAGCAGCCGGATAAATATAATATTCAGAAGTATTAGTTGATATACCTCTAGAATTAGAAGTACCATTTAAACTAGTATCTGGTAAGGATATTATCCATACTATTTCATTTATTAGGGGAAAATTTTTAATATTTCCAAAATAAGGTTTAGCTATAGAATTAGAAGGAGAAGGTACATCAACACTTGTGTATTCGATAATACCTAAAGCATTCCATTCACCTAATTCTTGGAATCGTGGGTGGGTTTCATCTAATATTATACTAACAACTCTAACTGCTTTAAATGCAGTCGGAGATGAAGTCATCCCATTTGGAGATTGGGATACAAGCGAATTAATAAAAGGAGTAATATTATTAGATGTTTTAAATCCAGCCATTATTTACCTCCTTTTAAATCATTCATTGCTGATAATAATTGTTCTTTTTCTTCATCAGAAATAGTTAATGAACCATCAGCGGCTTGAGTTTGCATAGCACGTTGTGCTAAAGCAGCCATTTTAATTAGTAAGTCATCGTTTTTAACGCTAATTTCCATATATTCCTTAATCAAAGGAACTACTAAAGTAGCATCACCAATATCGGAAATTAAAGGTTTTAACTCATTTATAAGAGCTGAAACTTGTTTGTCCTTTTTTTGTTGGTTAGTATAGATTTCCTCTAAAATGTCGGAAAATTTTTTCTTACCAAAGACTATGTTATCGAATTGTGACATAAATATACAATTAGTTTCTTATAAATATTGAAACTAGAAATTTGTATATCCGTGTTCTAAATAAAATACGTAATTGTCTTTAAAAATGTCGTAAAGTTGATTAGCTATTTTAGTAATTTTAGGTGTTTTAGCATCAACTTGTTCACGGATATAAATGTAAAGTGCCTTTTTATTAAAGACATCTAAATGTTCTCTTTTACGAAATAATTCTAAAATAGCATCAGCTATTTGAGCATCGTCACCTTTAGGAAATAATTCAAAAATATGTTTAGTACAATGTTCTGTAAACTGGTCAATAAATTCTGATAACCTTTCGTTGGCTGGTTGTTCGTCAATATTGTAAGAATGGTTTTCATCCTCTTCTAAAACTTCAACAGGTGCTGTTTCAACTCGTTTTTTATAGTTTTTCTGATTTGAAAGGATTAGGTAACGTTTTGCAATTGTTCCGAAATAAGAATATGCTTTTGATCCTTTACTTTGATCGTATAAGTGGATTTTATTTAATAAAAATGTTATTACCTCGTGTTGTAAATCCTCAATATTTTCTACCTCTGTATAATAAAACTTAAAGGTATGGATAATATTTTCGGTTAATTTAAAAAATGCGTAGTGAATCTTTTCACTATAAAGTCGACTTCTTGTATCAGGGTCAGTTGTATTATTATATAATACGATAGAATCCTCAGTTTCTTGGGTAAAGTATTGTACCCCCTTTTTTTTCTTTGCCTTTACTGGTTCCATTATTTGATATCTTTAATGATGAAGGAATTCAAAATTGTTTGAATTGATTTAATTTGTTCAAAAACAAAACCTACCTCATCATCGGATTTAAAAGAACCTTTGTAGTCTACTTCTTGTAACTTTTTGTCTGCTTGTTCAATGGTTTCTGAGATCTTATTCAAATAAGACATATAACCAGATAAAATGTCTTCTTGTCTTTCGTTCTTACGTAAGAGATTAAAGGTCGTGAATCCAAGGGTCACGACCAATATTGAAAGAATTACAATTGTTAATATCATAAATTATCTAATAGGTTTTTCAATCCTTCACTTTTTACAGTATTCAAAGCTTTAGCTTTATTACCTGAAGTGACAGGTGATGATTTTTTATTAGTCTCCAATGTAAATGACTTCTTTTGGGTCTCCACGTTACC